GTCTTGATGAGCTTGCCGACCACGCTCTTGGTGGGGCGCTCCTCGATGACCTGCGCGATCAGTTCCTGCACCATCCGCGCCTGCGCGACAGGCATGGCGGTGACGAAGAAGGTGGTATCGACGATCCGCTTCACCCTAGAAATAGCCCCTTGAGGCCCCCGTGTAACACCGCGTAACAACGAATCGAGTATCGGGGACTGCTTGCGGAGGTCGGGAAGGGCGTTTTCGCGCTCGTGATCGGTCACGTCTCCGGCGCTGGCGGCTGCTGCCTTGATGAGCAACTCCCAGTCGGCGCGGGAGATAGGGACGCGCTTCCTGAACCAACCCGTGATCGGAGCCATCCATTTCGTCCCGAAGCCCTCAAGGGAAATCGGCACATCCCGGTCAAACTTGACCGCGTCCCCATCGTCCAGCATTCCCTCAATAGCCCCGTCTGGGATCTTGGCGGTGTCCACCGTATCTCGCGCCCCGAAGAGCCATGATGCCATCAGGAGCGCCGCCGTTGCCTCGTGGAACTCTGCCCACGCAGGGAGGGCATCTTCGCCCCTGACCTGAGCCGCGACCGCACGGCGGTACGCCTGCTGCGACTGGCGCAAGACTTTGCGGAGGTGCTTGTCGAGGTCGGCTTTGGTCATCGCTTGCGCTTGCGGACGGCGGCTACCTTCGGCGCTTCAGGGGCTGGCTCGTCGCCCTCGCTCTCGTTGCCCTGCCCGAGCATGGCTGAGAGCGGGTTGCTCGATGCGCCCGCGCTGCCTGCGGCTTGACCGCCGAGGACGGATTCCCCGTCTTCCGGGTCGGACAGACCGAGGAGGTCGCGGACTTCGCGCTCGCTAACGCGGCCACCCATCGAAATGAACGTCTGAATTGCTTCTAGGCGCTCCTTCGGGTTCGGGCGCTCAGGAGCAAAGACGAACCGAATACGGCGGGCATCCTCTTCGGAGGCTCCGAGCATCCCGGCAATGATGCGAACGAGGTCGGTGGTCAGGCTCTCCGCGAGGCAATCCGCGTGATAGCGGATGACGCGGGAAAGGGTATCGGCGTGGAGGTCTGCGACCCCTGACCCCATGCCCGTCCCGCCAGCCTCGCTAGAGAGCGACTGACCAAGGATAGCTTCCTTGAGTTTGCCCGAAAGCCAGTTGACCAACTCCATGAAGATCTGAGCGCGGCCACCGTTCGCGTCCTTGATGTCGATGTCGTACATGGACTCGGTCGGCGAAATGCGCGGCAAGACGACCGAGTTGTCGTTGACCAAGTTCTGCAGGATGGTCATCATCTCGCTCTTGGCGGCATCGTTCCCGGCTGGGTAGTACCCAACGCGGATGCCGAGGGCGTACCGCTCCACATAGGCGGCGGCGTTCTGTAGGACTTCCTGCTTCAAGAGCCAGATGTACCAGCAGACATCTCGCGCACCTACGCCACGGTAAACCGTCTCGGCGCTGTTCGGGTCGATGAAGTTTGGCGCGGTCGTAAATACGCGGTGCAGGACAATGGCGCGGCGTTCGTTGTCGTCGAACAGGTGGACGAGCGAGTCAAAGCCGAGGTCGGTGACGGAGGCCTCGTTGATGTAGGCGCTACCAACGCGCATCGCCACGTTCCCGGTCTGGTCAAAGGCGAGGGTATCGGAGGCGAGCGGAAGCCATTCGCGGATGCGTACCCCAAGGCGCGGGTCGCGGTCGTAGACCACGTTTACGGCGCTGCACCCATACCAGACGGCTTCGTGCAGGGAGCGGAACATATCGCTTCGGCGCGGGGCTGCGCTGATGATCTCGGCAATGCGCTCGGCGAGCTTGACGAGGCGCGGGTCTGATTCGTCGTCGGAAAGTACGTTCCACTCCAACCCGGCAAGGGTCACGAGCAGGGAGCGCAGTACGCCCTCGATGTCCGCGTCTGCCCGCATCATTGCTTGATAGTTCGGGTCGAGGCGGTAGGCGAGGCTGGAGTTCCGCAGCATCAGGCTGGCGGTTCGGAAGAACGTCCGCTGCACTTCCACGGGCATAGCGAGCGGCCCGGTCAGTCCGCGATCAATCGGAGGCGGCAGCGGCTTGCGCGGTCGCTTGGTTGGTGGCAATCCTGCGCCGGGGATCGACTGACGTTGCGAGAGCGGGTTGTTGATCGGGTCGGGCATTGCTTAATCCGGGAGTTTGTTGAGTGGTGGAAGCCCGCGCTGCTTGCGCTCTCGATTTACCATGCTGAGGGCTTGTTTGTTGGAGCGTGCAATGTCGGCAGCGCGTTTAGCCTCTGGGGTGTTCTGCGCTGCACGCTTCTCGCGCATAGTACGCATTGCGGCTTCGCTTGCCTTGGCAGCGGCTTCATGCTGCTTGCGTAGGGTTTCCACGTCCTGCTTTGCCTTGTCGAGTTGACCTTCAAGGGCGCGGATGGTCTTCGCCTTTTCAGGCAACCCGCCAGCGCGTGCCTGTGGGCCTTGCCGCTTCACTTCAGCGAGTTCGGCTTCCTTCTTGCGAATGGTGTCCGCCGCCTTTTTTGCCTCCCGCGCATCGCGTTGGTCGTACTGGCGGGTAATGTCGGAGCGGGTTTCCGATAGCCATTGCTCCGTGAACGACTTCCCAGCCGCCTTGGCGCGGTCTTCAATGCCGCGCACGGTGTCGCTTGGCTTCGATGACGAACCACCGCCGCCGCTTTCGGCTCCGCAGGTGTTCCCGGGCTTGAACCCGCCCTTACCAATGCCGCAGTTGCTATCGAACCTCGACCGCTGCATCAGGGCTTTAATCTGGTCTACCGTCATGCGCTTGACAACGCCGTTCGGCTGCTTCACCTCGTAGGAGGTTTGCCACGTTGGCGGGTTGGTCTGCCCGCTGCGGAAGTCAAGCGTATACCCGCGCTGCTTAAGCGCCGCTTCGGCTTGGTCGATGGTTAGCTTGCGCTTGCTTGTCGGCAGGGCAAAGATGCCCAGTCGGCGCATGATCGCCTTGCGCTGGGTCACGCCTTCGCCTTCGCGCCGGGGCGGGAGAAACCCTTGTATGGCTTAGACAGATCCAAGATTTGAACCCGGAACGAATGCCAACCTGCTGCCGCTGCACGCTTCTTGACATCTTCCATCTGGGCAGGAGTCTTGGCTTGCGTTGACAAAACCTTCTCATGCAGGCGATCCGTCTCGCCCTTCGGCAACCCCCAAAGCACATATTCCTTTTCAAACGATGCCTTCGCGCCCGGGCGGGAAGACTTGTCCTTCCTCAGTTCGTCGTACACCTCGCTACCAATTCGCTTGTAGGTTCCTTCGCCAAGCACCGAGTCAATTGCCTGCGGAACCGACAACCCCTTAGAAACAAGCGTACGAATCTTGTCGCTGATTGCCGCGTTGTTGCGGATTTGATTTAGCGCAGCATCGGCGAACTTTGCCTTCACGCCGGGGCGGGAGGAGGTGGACACAACCTTGATGTTCGCCCTTGCGTCGCGCAGGGACTTGGCAACGTAGCCGATCAGTTGCTTGAACGAACCCTTCTGGTTGTCGTTGAGCCGCTTGGGGTCAATCTTCCTGAGCATCCCGAGCGTGTCGATTGCGCGTGATAAATACTCACCAGCCTGCGCAGGCGACGACTCTAGTTTTGACATCGCGTTCTTGACATGGTCAGTCATGACGGTGACATGGAAGTCCCAGCCGGAATTGGTTTCCGATGCGAGCTGCGCCAATGCGTTCATGTTTGATAGTGCTTCGTAGCAAGCGTTCTTTGCGCCCACCGTGTAAATGGTCAAAGCCATCTTCGCCTTCACGCCGGGGCGGGAGAAGCGAATATTGTTCTTCACGGTCTTTGCGCCTTCAGGAGTTTCCTGCGCGATGTCCGCAAAGTAATTGTTTGAGGGGTATCCCGGCTTACCACGAAACGACATCACAATTTGCTTGGCTGCATCTTCGGCTGCGCTTGCGCTGTCCATGAATTCAGTTGCCTTGACAAGCACATTATTGCTAGGCGATCCGCGATAGACAAATGCGCGATACTTTGGCGAAGCGAACGCCGCCTTCGCGCTGGTGCGGGTTGTTTCCTTCACGCCTTGCGCCGCGAATCCCAAACGCTTCTCGATGTCTTGCTTGCTCATGTGGTTCCTTTGTTGAGTAGTCCACGAGCATCGTAGCGATTCAACCAAACATTCTGCGCTTGACTGCGCGAGAATCGAACATCCTGCTCGTGTCGGTTGCCACGGTGACCGCGCCCCCTGATGTCACTACCGTCCCGCTTGACGCTGCGGTGCAGAGGTCAACAACGCAATCGACCGTGTCATCGTGACTGCCAGCGGGGAAGGCGAGCATTTCGTCAAGGGTGGAACGGAAGTCGGCGTGGACTTGCCCGTCATGGTTCTGCGGGAACAGGAGCTTCCCTTGTTCAACGAACGGCTGGGCGGCGGCGGCTCGTAAATGCTTGTCGGCGGTACGGGTGACGGCAATGACGGGCTGGTGACAGTCTTGGCGGAACTGGTCGAATACGCCCTTCTGCGGCCCGTTCGCCTCGGCTAACACCATGCCTACGCCGCGGCGCTCGACGAGGTCTTTCGCCATGCGAGCGAAGTCGGGGAAGGACTCGCGGACGCGCAGGATGTCGGTCAGGTACAGGTTGCGGGCTTGGTCAACCTCGCCCACGATGCAGACCGAGTAATCGGGGTCGTCGCGCTCTTGGCGCTTCTTGCCGTACCCCCAGTCGATAGCGGCGACCGTGCGCGTACCGAGGGGGACTGTGCCGGAGCGGTAGTAGCGCGTCCACTCCGGTCGGAAGATCAGGAGGTCGGAGGAGAGCGGAACGAGTTCGTAGGCGCGGGCGTATGCCATCGGCCCCATCTCGCGGCGCTTCTGGTCGAGGATTTCAGGCGTGAACACGCTTGCCCACGGGCTGATGAGTCCCCGGCAAGGCTCGCGTAGGAGCGTGCCAGCGCGTTCGCATTCCCTGCGCCAGTCCGCCGTTATGTCGTCGGTATGGAAGGGGGTCGCCGTGCGCCAAATGCGGGCGGGGTGCTTGGCGGACGGGTCAAGCATGGGGAGCCAGATGTTGTTCATCGCCTCCTTGACCTGTGCGCGGAGGGTTGGCTGGAGGACGGCGTTGCGTAAGTCGCAGATGTCATCGGGCCAAAGGACATCGGCGCGTCCGCCCGTTCTGCCGAAGATGCCGGAGGCTTGGACGGATGGGTCACGCCTCGCCCCTACCCCGGGCGCGGTGATCGACCACGCCATGACGGTGTCCTCCCCGGGCTTGAGTTCAACGTGCGGGAAGGTGGCGCGGTAGATGGGGCTGCGGATGATGTCACGCAGGAAGCGGGATGTGGCCGACGCGGCTTCGTCGTTCTGCCCGATCAGCTTAAACCGTGTTGCTGGGCGACGACCGAGCCACCACGCGGCTAAATATGTAAGGCTGCTGGTCTTCGCGTGACCACGCGGGATTTCACCGTACCAACTGTGATGCTTCAGCGCGTGCGCGATCAGCCTGCGCTGAAGGTCGGAGACGGGCTTTCCGAGGCACAAGGCCAAGAACGCCGCCGGGTTCTCCCGCGCTGCGGCGACCGCTTGCTCCGGGGTCAGGCTTTGCGCTTTGGTTTTCGCTTTGGCTTTGGAAGGCACTTGGGGGGCTGGATCTGGTTGAGGCTTTGAGCGACTGCGTCAAGGGCTTGATCTCCAAGGTCGTGGATCACTTCCACGCGGTCAGTTGCCGTCCCAGCGTCAAGGCGCAGGATGCGGTCGAGCTGCACGGTCGCGTCTACGCGGTCACGGGACAGGGACGCAAGGACTTCCACGGCTCGCACGCGGGTGCGGGTATCCATGTTCAGGTCGTTCATCACGTCCTGTAAGAAGGCGGGCGCAGACTTGGCGGCCTCGGCTGGAATGTCCCAACCGCCGTAGACGGCTCGCTCAAGGCAAGAGAGGTGCAGGGTCTTCTCGCGGCGTGTGACGAGGTCGCGGACATCCCCCTTCCCCCTATCGAGGGGCGCGTCTTCTGTCATGATCGTACCTTCCGCTTTCTCAGAATCAACTCAAATCCGGCAGCGTGCGCGATTGCTAGAGCGGAGTCGAACGCAGGCTTCCTGCGCCCGTTGCGTGTCCCCGGTGTCCCAAGGAGGCAGCGGACGGTATGGGCGCGGAGGATGCCTTCGGCTTCCATGCGCAGGGCAAGTTCCCCTCGCGTACTTCCTCGCGCCTCCAGCGCGGTACGGATGGCAGACTTAAAGTCATCGTAGTCGTTCATACGGTCGAGTATAGCATTCATGGCTTGACCTGCGAGGGAACAGGTCGGCGCGAGACGGAGACGAAGCGAGGCATTTCCTTGCTGAAGGGGTCTTTCGCCCACTTCATCAGGACTGGAATGCGGGTAGTGAACCAGTCGGTGGTAGGGAGCTTCTTGACGTACTCCTCGCGGAAGCGGCCGTGAATGGTGTGTCGGACTTGTGCGCTGGTGCGGAAGGGGCTGACCTGAATGACGATCCCATCGTCATCGACGGCGACCATCCCGGTCGCGGTGCGTCCGACCGTAAAACCCTCGTGCGCGAGGTAGAGAGCGAGTTGGTCGAGTTTCTTCTTCATTGGCTTGCTGGCGTAGTTCATATTTATCCTCAATTATCCTGATTTATCCCAAGGCTCTAGAATGCTCCCTGCCGCGTCCCTTGGGCTTGGACGGGCAGAGATGCCAAAATCATTACCGAGCGCCCCTACGGGCAAGCCTGCCGCCCTGCAAGCGAACGTGTTCAACCGCCACGGCTAGCACTCGGCTGGTCGTTGGGACATAGGTCATGGTTTCGCGCACGGCTTCGATCTCCTCGTCCGTGACGGTTTCGAGGATCTTTGCTGCCCATGTGTCCCAATCTGCAAGCTCGCTCGCGCTTGGGGGGATGCAGACCTGTGCGCGTGTGTCCTCGATTTCCGTACTAGCTACCCCTGCCGTGTGCGCGGTGGCGGTGATTTTGCAATACGCCTTGTGAATGGCGGAGAGGTCGGGGCGACTATCGCGCTCGAAGCGGTGTTGCTTAATGCACTCGCGCAGGATGTCCTGCTTCAGCGATCCCCAGCGTTCGTTCAGGAGGTTGCCTTCTTCCGGGGTGGGCTTGTATTTCGGCCACAGTTTGCAGAGGTAGATTTTGTTGTCTGACCATGTCGTTGGTTGTTGCATCGTTGTCTCCTTGGTTGGTGGTTTCAGAACGGAACCCAATTCGGGTCGGCTTCTTGAGCAGCCTTAATCTCCGCCCGCCGAAGGCGACGACCCCCTTTGTAAAGGGGGAGGGGGGTTTTTAAATCTGTGGTTGTGGTTACGGTTGTGGTTGCCATCGGTTCGCCATTGGCTGAGCCATTACCTGAGCCATTGGCGGAGCCATTCTTGCCACTCCAACGGGCATCGGCTCCGCGCTTTCCGGACTCGCTTCGTTCGTTGTGTCGTTCCATTACCTTGACGCGTTCACGTTCCATGCGCGGGTTCACAAGGCTAGCCATTGGCTTAGCCAATGGCTCAGCCACAGGCTCAAAGCGTCCCCGGATGATTGCCCAGTCGCGCTCGGAGAGTGGGCAGCGGGTCAGGATTGAGCAGGCTTCGCGGTCGTCTGGGATGCCCCCATTTGTCCACGCGTACATGAGGAGCTGCGTGTACGACCAGCCTTGGATGGGGGTCATCGTTGCGGTGCTGACCAAGAAGTCAGTCGGGTAAAGCGGGAACCACGGTATAGACATTTGCTTCCTTGCGATAGCCGTAGGCAGGGCGGGGAGCGAGTGCGGGCTGACCCGCCCCGCCTACAGTTGTCGAGATGTTGAGCGTTTGCACTCGCTCCGCTATCCCCACGTTGGGAGTCGCTGAAAATATGATACCATAAACCTGCCACCATGTGGCGGGGCGGTCTTGACCGCTCCTTACCTCACCCCCGGAAGCGCGGCTCGGTCGACGAAAGTCCCGAGCCGCGTTTGTTTTTAGGCGTACCAACCGCGCCAGCCGACCACCAGCGCGGCTGGCACACCGAGCGGCATCATAATCGCGCGGGGTGTCAATTTATTTAATACGGGTTTCAGGCTAGGAATGTGCGATTATGCAGAAATCTGTCAACAAACTTATGTGATACCCCTTGCGTACCGATATACCTTGTAGTACATTACTGATGTCAAAGGCGCGTGCCTCTGACAAACGCAAACAGTTTGAGAGGACTGACCAATGCCAAGCATGACCCCAACCCTAGACCACTACCTCAGCTCCGAGGCCATCGCCCGCCTAGCGGAGCAATACGACATTGACGCGATTGAATTCGCATGGTTGAAAGGCAACTACGGAACTTTGCAATCTCAAGGACTAGGCAAGTGCGTAGGACTAGCAACCATTGAGCAGGCCACCGAATCGTACGAGGATTCGGAAGGTGGATTCATCCAAGTCAAACTTGAAGAAGAAAACCGCATAGAGAACATCCCACTAGAACGAGGCTTACTTACCGTGTGGGTTTGTCCGTAATCGACCGCGCACCTGTCCCCTTCTTTGAAGGGGGCGGGCTGCGACAGCCGATACTGTTGCGACGCACCCAGTACGAGAGGACTGACCCGTGAGTACCAAGACCCAAATGACCGTCACCGATGCCTTGAACAGCGATCGTATTGCCAAGCAGTACAACGATGCGCTGCTTGCCGCGGCTATGGAAATTAACGATGACGCAAGCCAGCGAGTGATCCGAGCAAACGCTGACCTTGCCGCCTGTGACCGCGACAACGAGAACGGCTTTGCCTTGTGCGTGGAAATGCTTTACCTAGCCGAAGAAGCCTTCATCAGCCGCCACGAGAACACGGTGGTATCACTTTGACCGCCCGCCGCTCTGATCCCGCGACCAGTCACGCGGCCGCCAATGACATGGCTCCCAAACTCGCAGGGCTTCAAGCCGCGCTCCTTGACGCGTTCAAGGCTGCGGGCGAGTATGGCTTGACCTCAGACGAGGCGGAGGCGAAAGCCCACCTACACGCCGGGGCGCGTCGCAGGGTCAGCGAGCTGCACGCGGCGGGGCTGATTGCTCCGACTGGCGCTACGCGACTTGGTCGCGCTGGCAAGGCGCAGCGCGTGTTCTGCGCGGTCATCTCTTCTATCCCCGACAGTCTCTTCCCCACCCCTACCGAAAGGAAATACCGATGCTAGACACCAAGAAGATCCGCAAGCGCGAAGTCGAGTACGAAATTGATGCTAGTCAGTTGATGGGCATTCCCGAAGTCGTTGCCGAGTACCTCATGTCGCACTCCGTGACCGTCCTTCTAGAAGGTCGCTATCAGGTTGACGGCGGTTGTGCGGAGATGGGTGACCGACCAGCATGGCGGTTGCTCGACTGGAAGATCCTGACCGTGAGCCTTGACGGGCAAGTCCTTGACCACGACCAGCGCGTCCCGTCAGACTTCCCTATGGCCGTTGTCATCAATAGCACCTTCTCGCGTCACACGCGGGAGTACCTTGAGGCTCGACCGCCGGAGCTGTACGAATGAAATACCTATCCGTCTGTTCAGGCATTGAAGCAGCGACCGTTGCTTGGCATCGGCTTGGCTGGGAGCCTGTTGGATTCTCGGAGATTGAACCCTTCCCTAGCGCGGTTCTCGCGCATCACTACCCTCACGTTCCCAACTTTGGGGACATGACCAAATTTCAGGAGTGGCCGTTAGATGCAGGAGCAATTGACCTTTTGGTGGGAGGAACCCCATGCCAGTCCTTCAGCGTTGCCGGACTCCGTCAAGGACTCCGCGACCCACGCGGAAACCTCATGCTTACCTACCTTGCGATTGCTGCACGTCTGCGGCCTCGATGGGTTGTCTGGGAAAACGTCCCCGGTGTCTTGTCATCAAACGGAGGACGGGATTTTGGTTCCTTCCTTGGGGGGTTGGCAGAATTGGGGTATGGGATCTCGTACCGGGTTCTCGACGCTCAATGGTGCAGAACACACGGGCATCCCCGTGCCGTCCCGCAACGCCGGAGACGTGTCTTCGTTGTCGGATGTCTTGGAGACGAAACCGCTGCCGCAACGGTATTGCTTAAGCAGCAAAGCGTGCTTAGGAATTCTAAAACGCGCGGAGCGGCGCGGGAAGAAATTGCCGGAACCCTTGCGGCGCGCTCTGGAGAGTGTCGCAACAACCCAGAGCAGTTAGTTGCGGTCTACACCAAAGCCAAACGCGCTCAGTCTGACACCGATGACGAGACATGGGTGGAGGGGCAGGTCAACCCCACGCTCTCGTTGTTTGACTGCGGGGACGTGCGGGCGACAACCGTTGCCATTCAAGCCTATTCAGTCCGCGAGGATGCCAAGGCCAACAACTTCAGCGCCACGCCGACCGATGTCGGGCTGACGGTGTCCGCGCTTGTCCCCGGTGTGCAGTCGCACCATGCTCAATTATTTATGGCGCAAGCCATGACCGTGCGCCGCCTACTTCCCATTGAATGCGAGCGTTTACAGGGATTTCCCGACGACTACACGCTCATTCCTTGGCGCAAGAAGGCGGCAGACGACTGCCCGGATGGGCCGAGGTACAAGGCGCTGGGGAATAGCATGGCGGTAAATGTGGTTACTTGGATTGGAGAACGCATTGCCGCCTTTGAGGCGGAAAGAGGAACGACATGAAAAACTGCAAGACCTGTGCGGAATTGGTTGAGTCGCTCAAGGTGGCTACCGCACTCATCAAGGACGCGACCGCGCAAATCAAGGAACTACACCTTGACTTGAACGAAGCGCGATACGACAACAAAAACCTGCACGCGGTACTACTCAATCAAGATGCCGCGTTAAAGAAAAATCAAACCCTGCTGAACAAGCAAGCAAGGCGCGAGCGACTGATGCAGATCCGCCCAAACAAGGGCATTACCGAGAAGAGTGATTTACAGGCTGACATGATCGCCAGCGCAATCGAACAGGCACTAGCGGCTCCCGCGCCAACCCTGCCGAAGCGGTCAAAGCGTTTGGGTTCTGAAGGTTAACACCGCCACGGCGGAGAAGGAAACGACATGAGCGACCTGAGAGACTTAGCGACATTGTGCAACGAGATTGACTACCTGACGAAACAGGTGGACACACTCACCGCCGAGCGCGACGAGGCGAGGCGAATCGCCTGCACTTATGTCAGCGGCACTTACAAAAAGGATGTCGTGACCATTGACCGAACAGCGGCAATGGCAGAAGCCGCAAGACGCGGCTGGGATTGCTACAAGGAGGCAAAGTAATGGAAGAGCGCGACCGCATGGCCGTTGAAATGCTTCGGGTTGTGTTTTATACGACCGAGTTTTGGGCGAAGCAGCAAGAGGATGATATATGGCATTGGGACGATATGAACTCAGCAGCGGTGGTTGCCTACCGCCTTGCCGATGCAATGCTCAAAGGACGAAAGGTAAAGGACTAATGGAAGAAGAAAATAACCGTTGGGCGCGGCCTGTGCTGCATGATGTGGAATGGAATCGCAAGGACGGCTACCCCGCATGGCTGAGTGAAGACCGCGTCCAGCGCGGGCTAGCGGGGAAGTTTGACCGCCCGGTCTTGGTCATTGTTGGCGGCGACCCCATGTTGCACCAAGTGGACGAGTCGGACGGCAACCCGGTACTCGCCTACTGGCGGGCTTCGGTGTACCTCTTGCAGACCAACCCCGAGGGCATTGAGGGGACGCGGTTCTCTAGCTTGTGCCTCTGGGAAGTAGGCGACACGCAGGACGGGGTACGCGAGGATCTGATGAATCGCGTTGTGAACTTCATCACCAAATGCAACCCCAACACGAAGGTCGCCCATGTCTCCTAGCGTTGAAACCAAGGGTGGGTTCCTGACCATCACCCTCCGCAAGCACTCGGACTACATTGTGATTCTTGACGAGGCTGGGGAGCAGGTCGCGCACATTTGCGCGAACGTGCAAGGATCGTCAGGCAACGACCGTATCCGCGTCTCGATCCGCGCCGACCAGCGCTACCGCATTCATCGGGGGAAGGGAGACGAATGAACAAGATCGACGACCTAACCTTGCAGGGCATCCGAAAGGACAAGAGCAAGGGCGTAAAGCAATCAGACATCGCGCGGAAGTACCGCGTGAGCGTTTCGGCGGTGAGCCGCATCCTGCGCGGAAGTCGCCGTGCGAAGCGCTAAGGACTACTGTTTTGGAGGCAATCCCGCCGGGGGGCGTTCCCTCGGCGGGGTTGTTTGTAGATTGTGGCGTTTCCTCACACGGAAAAAACCGAAACAAGATACCCTCCCCACGGTGAAGCAAGAACTACACCGCATTATGCTGAGAGACGACCTTTATCGAGGCGAAGGCTGACCATGCGAGGGGATTGGGAAGAGGACATCGTTGACCGCATCATGGCGAGCGAGTCCACCGACCCCCTGCTCAAAGAAGCCGCAACCGAGATCACCTATATGCGCGAGCAGCTCACCGCCCAGATCAAAGAAGTCAACCGCGCACGGCAGGCGCTTCTCCTCTGCCAGCGGACGCAACGTGCTTGAATTCGTAGTCGCCGGAATTCCCGCGCCCCAAGGTTCTAAAAGGGCTTTCGTGCGCGGCGGCCGCGTTTCGCTGGTGGAGTCGTGCGCGAGGGTCAAGCCCTACCGCGCCCTTGTTTCCCTTGCCGCTAGTCAAGCGCGTACCGAAGCACCAACGCGGCTACCAGTAGGGATAGGGATTGCCTTCGTCTTCGTTCGCCCGAAGAGCCACTACACAAGCAAAGGCGAACTCCGCGCTGGCGCTCCAAGTTTCCCCGGGAAGCCTGACGTGGATAAGCTCTGCCGTGCGGTTTTGGATGCCCTGACCGGAATCCTGTACCACGATGACGCGCAGGTCGTTTCCCTGAGCGCCAGTAAGCGCTACGGGGTCGCGTCAATGACGGCTATTTCCCTTTTCACCTGTTGACACTTGCTATATGAGGCAGTACCATTTCCGCGCCCTAGCATTTCGCCGGGGTCGAGTGCGGCGAGCCGCGCAGTCTTGAGAGGACATTATGCAACGAAGTGACACCATCGGGGAGCTGGCGAAAGCGCTAGCGGCCGCAAACTTGGAAATCGTGAACCCTAGCCTTGACGCGGTGAACCCGCATTTCAAGAGCCGATACGCATCGCTCGGCGCAATCATCAACGCCGTCCGCCTGCCGCTTGCTCGTCACGGGATCAGCGCCGTGCAGACGGTCAGTACCGACGGCGGGGCGGTAGGGGTGACGACCACCTTGCTCCACGCGAGCGGGGAATGGATGGCAGAGACGGCCATGTCTGCCCTACCTGACCGCGCTACGGTTCAGCAGCTGGGTTCGATTATTACTTACCTTCGCAGGTACTGCCTAGCCTCTGTGACCAACATCGTAGGGGAAGAGGATCAGGACGGGAACGAGGCAAGCCTGCTAAGCGCACCGCGTAGCGAGCCGCGTAAGCCCTTCAAGCCACAAGACCCACGGACAGCCGTTCCGCCGCCTCCGACCGCTCCTAAGGCAACCAAGCCCGTCCCTGAGCCTGTGGCGGAAGTCAAGGCGGCAACCAAGGCGCTTGACGCGTACCCGGACGTATACGAGGGGACATTCGACATCCTGCGCGTAGTCGTTCGTGACGGCAAGGCTCACGCGATTCAGGTGGATGGCAAGCATGGCAAGGCATGGGTCGCTACTACCGTGCAGGAGTACGCTGACATGGCCAAGGAACACGTCAACGACTGTATGCAGTTGCAGGTCGAGCGCGTCGGCGACACGCTCCAGATCATGAAGGTCATCGCGTCTAAGCAGGAGGTTCCGTTTTGAGCCTTTACCAAATCACGTCCGAAATGCAGTCCATTCTCGATGCCGTCTTGGACGGTGGCATCGACTCGCCCGAGGCGCAGGCCGCGCTCGACGAGCATCTCACGGGTCTTGATGTCGCCCTCGACACCAAGGCCGAGTCCTACGCGGGATTCATTCGTGAGCTAGAGATGCGAGCGGAGGCGAGGGGCAAGGAAGCCTCTCGCATCCG